GGCTCACCTAACGCGGCTGTGCAGCGGGATTACTTCGATCTCTCTGGATATAATATGGATTTACTCACTACCTTTATCCAAGGCGTAGACATTCAAGACCCGGGACCTCTGGCTGGAACCGATCAGAATAATGGATTGATTGAACTCATCACCACAGAGTTCGTTAGTGATGCAGACATTGCCGCATGGACTGGTGGCTTTCTTTTCAGTGGTCCCGGCTATTCTCTCTCAACGATGTCCAGTGACCAAGTAATCTACGGGCGCCGCCGACAGTATACTTTCGATGGTGGCATTCTTCCCTTGATTCCTAATCTTCATTCGGTAAATGTTTGGGGTACTGCTAATGCAGTCACTTCAGATAAATTACACCTAACCAGAATCGTCCTCTCGAGTACGACGCCCGGATCGGTGACTCATGTTAGTGATACCATCTTCGCTGTTTCAGTTATCATCGCTAAGGAATCCGAATTGCCTTTCTTGATGCGTCAGAAGCGCTCCTATGAATTGGCCACGGGGCCTTGATTTGTATTGGCAACACAAGATTAGTTGGTCTGGAGTTCTAATCATCGCTGGCATAGCCAAGGTGAGAGAAAAGAAAGGCGATCATATTTCTGATGCAATTGTGATTGCATCAACGACCATTGCCGTCGTGGCTATCTGGAATCCTGAAATCAGAGCAACCATCGTTGGGGCTGCCATGGCCTCACCCCTGGCCCCGGCAGTCGCTGTCGCTGTGAGCGCTTACGCTATTGGGGGGGTAATCTCCTTCGTTGCCGCCGAGGAGGGTGAGGAGGCCCAGGCGTTGGTAGAATACTATCATGATCCCATAGGCACCACGGCAGACATCATCGTGCGGGAAGTCACGGATCCTATGATAGAATATGTCACGGAAGAAATATGGCAGAAACAACTAGTCGAGCCTATTGGTGGGTGGTTATCTCGAAGAGAGCGAGATATCCGGCGAGCATGGGAAATTACTCGACCACGGGTTCCGGCATGGTTATGATTGTCTCGAGACAGACTAATTCACCCCTTGAGGAATAAGACCAATACGGAGAGGATTACACCGACCGATGATGTCTGCCGGGGGGTAGATTGAGGTTGGTGCCTTTCTTGGGTTGGTATGACCAAAGGAGAAAAAAAAATGTTAGAAATAATGGTAATTGGAATGCTGCTAATCATAGGATTGGCAGTGAAGAAAAACGCAAAGAAGTTGCCCGTCTTCGGGCAACTCACCTTGACGGGTGAGATGGCATTAGATTGGTTGAAACCCGGTTTATCGACAGCCGTCCGTCAGTGGGAAATGGCAAGCCCCGAATACTTTCGGGAATTGTATAATCTGCCTGTATGGGCATACGAGAAGGCGACTATCGGCATCATTCACCCGGCTAATAAATGGGCGAATAAGATACTCGTCACTCAAGCAAGTGTGCTCAGACAAATCGAAGCGGTCATGGCCGACTACGAAGAGCAAGGAGCACATGCGGAAGTCGTTATGAAGAGCGGTATGCAGTGCGCATTGATTCTCTTCGAAGAGACCATGCCGGTGTTCAAGTTCGAGCGTGATCCGAAGGCGGGCAAATTCGCCCCTTACGTGGTCACTTTCGAGTGAAACGGTAGTAGAAATTGGGCGTCAGTCGTTAGCGGCTGGCGCCCTTTCCGTTTGGGAAGTTCCGTGTTCGAACAAAAAAAAGCAGTAGCACGGTTTTGACCCCTCGACCCACCATTCCCCCGAATCCTCTCCGGATGGTTTTCATATCCGTAGGGGTGTGTTCTAGGCCATTGGATGGGTAAAGGTGCGGAATAGGGCGTGGGGGTGTCTAACGCGTGTCTAGTGTGCATGTAGGTGATTCCCACCGCTACTATAGGACCTGGCCCGTTCTCCTTACGGAAACAACCAGCCGGAGAGAAAATGAGGGGGGGGTCGAGGATGGTTTACTAGGTGCGGAGCGCGGACCATGCTTTTTAGGGCGTGGTCCGCACCCGTTGGTTATGGCGACAGCGAAGACAGGCTCATTTTACCTAACCGAAACCGTAACCTTACCAGCGGCGATGCTGACCTCGACCAGAGTTCAAGGTGAGATAGACTTAGGGGCATATGTCAATGTCCCCACTGGTCAGGCTGTCGCGGTAGAATCCGTGGACTTCATCACCCAGAATGGCACCGACTTCGGCGGACAGGTCGAGTCGATGCTGAATGGTAACGGTGCCATCTCAATGCAACTCAGCGATCTAAACCCGGGAACGGCCTTCGTTCGAGCAGATGACCAGAGTCTGATAGCGTCAGGTGCTCTTAACATCGACAACGCGAATTCCATTGCATCCCATGTCAACGATATCTACCCCGATAACTTCGGCCCATCGGCCTTGTCAGAGGCTTTCCTAGTTGTCAACGATTCTCTTTACCTAGTCGCTGGCCCGGATGGTGCTGACATCGGCGTATCTCCTGTGTATGTGACTGCTCGGATCAAGTGTCGAGTGGTCAAACTCTCAACTAAAGACTGGATGGCCATAGCGATACAGAGCACGGCAAGCGACAACTGAGGCTTTCGAATGCCTCGTTACTGTCCTCGGTGTGGCGAACCCCTTCACTCCCATGGGACGATACGAATCCAAGGGCCGCGCGAAGCCTTCCCGCGGCCCTTCAGAATACAACAAGAAGTACGCTGCCGCTTACAAGCGTCTGAAGAAGAAACACCCTCGTATGTCCTTCGCCGCATTGGCTAAGAAGGCACACAAGGCGGTGAAGAAAGGATGACTCTCGAGGGACCGCGACTACTAGCCAAGACTCTGACCGGTACAACCGCTACGAATGACGGTACCACCTTGGGTGGAGTGACAGGCCAATGGGACATCGTGGCCGGCTCACCTAACGCGGCTGTGCAGCGGGATTACTTCGATCTCTCTGGATATAATATGGATTTACTCACTACCTTTATCCAAGGCGTAGACATTCAAGACCCGGGACCTCTGGCTGGAACCGATCAGAATAATGGATTGATTGAA